TGTCAGCAGTATCTGCTACGTTTTTAATAAGTTGACCTGCAACTTCATAAGCACGAGGATGATCTGACGCTCGTGCCACATCAAGTATTCCATCAACTGCCTCCTGTCCTTTCATTACTAAGTTGTGAAGTTGAGCACGACTAACTTCATAGTCTTGCCTCACATCTTCAGTTTCAGATTTTTTCAAAGTAGGTTTCACTTTCTCTACATGCTTTTGAAGTTCAGAGGGTTCTGCTCCAAAAGCATCGTTGAGTCCATCAAAAGGATTTGCCATGTTTAAATTGCCTCATCTTGTCCGCTTACAGGATTGCGTTTCTTGTTATCAGTAAAGTCTTGTGATGTAACACCGAATCCAAAATCATCATCAGCATCTGCTGTGAGAGGATCTGGAACAGTAATATAACGAACTTCTCTTGGTGCTGTATTGACATCCGTAGATGTATACATGTCTGTAATTGCCTTCTTGATAGTCTTGGTTTCTGTAACAGGACCGTAGAGATATGTTTTTACAGTAAAATCTAATGTATAGATGATTGCTCTACGTTGAGCAAAATCTCCCTCGTAAGAATCTTCGTAGTCAATACTATTTAAAATGATGGGACAATCTTTTGTCTCACTCATTTCAGGTAATAATTTCAAAGACAGATTATAATGCGGTTGAAAGAAAGGAAGAATCTGTTCAAGAATTTGAAGACCATCTTCTTGATTTTTTGAAATAATTGCCAACTCAAATCCTATGCTGTAAGGAACAGGCATGAACACATTCTTGTTCTTGCTGTTATCCGAACTTGCAACTTTAATTTTTTGAGTAGGAGAAACCTTTCTCGTACTATCATAATTAATACCCTTAATTTCAAATGAAATTCTAGGAAGAGTGATTTGCACTCTTTTGTTTGTAGGGTCTGGGTTTTGGTCTAGACGCGCCAGAAACTTTTGTTTTGGACCGTATGCCAGAGGCACTTTCATTACTTCGTCTTGACGACGAATTTCAATGTTGTTGAACAAAGTTCCAAATGCAACAACAGTTTTTCTAAAAATTTCGTGATATGAATAAGTGCCTAACATCAGATTGTAGTATCAGTAATGGAACCAACAGAACCAAAAGGATTTGTCTCAGAGAAATCGATAATATCATTATCGGCAGTTTCAAAGTCGTTGTTCTGGTCATACTCGCTGTTCATATTATTTATTGTATTATATGAAGCGGTAGTCCAGGATGCAGATGACGACCCTCCAGTAATGGTTTCTGGGACAGTAAATGTGCCTGAGCGATTAATAACAATAAGAGTTCTGGTAGAACTATCCCAGGACTTAACTTCAGCGGTGACATTTGAAGTTCCACCAGTGACAGTCTCACCAACGGTAAAGTCTCCAGTGCCACCTGCAACCAAACCAACTGTGATAGCATTTGCAAAGGCAGTCTCGATTGCGTCGAGTTCCGTAATGCCTGTGTTGATTTCTTCGTCGCTGTACTCGAAGAGTTCGCATTGACATTCCCAAACATAACCTTTACCAAGTTGATAAAAAGGTTTCTCCACCTCCACAAACTTGATTTCAAATAAATGCTTTGTGATAGGGAACCAAATTAAATCCCCTTCGTTTGGTCTTCCTTCGACATTAAGTGTTTCAAGGTCGTCAACTTTTTCTTTAAACTTCTCACGGGAAAAAATAAACGTCGTCTTATCTTCGATGCGAATTCCAAATTTGCTAAGTAACTCACCTTGTCCTTCCCATCCTTCAGCATTATTGACATATGCTCTGATTGCTCTGGCACTTGAGAATCTACCGTCCGAATCCTCTTCAAAGATTGTGTCACGGTTAACAATGTCTCTCGGAACGTAGTAAATATCTTGCCCATATATTTCGATACTTTCTACTACAAGGTTTTCCATAAACTTCTGCTCTTGAGCAGATCCATTTGCTTTTAGCAAACTAGTATGATTGCTAAAAACATAGTCTTGTGCTGGAGAATTATTAAATGCCATATTAACCTACCAGATCCATTGGTGGAATTTCATATGTGGAGCGAACTTGTTCTTCTAAATCAGTTTTAAATTTAGAAGCATCATCCAAAATTTGACGACCGTTAAGTGTTACTCCACCTAACATTTGAATGCCATCGTACTTGCTTAAGTTACGACCCCATTGTTGTTGGAATAATGCCTCAACATAATCCTTCAACCAAGCATCGTTATACATGCCAGTATAAGTATCAGGATCTTGACGCATTACAACTTCAACTAAAATATAATCACCTGCTTGCAATTCATCCCAACTCATATCAAGGTAAAGTCTACCCTGATGCTCATTGAATCGGACCCTACGATTCGCTTGAGAGTTAGTAACAAAATCCAAAGTCTCAAGATATTGAGAGGTCATAAAATAATGAAGAATATGTCCATGCGTCATTGCATAGATATCGTTTAAAAAGATTTGATACTTAATGTTAAAAATGTTCCCAGGAACAATGCTAGAAGCCCCAATCGCAGTATAAACATGATTAACAGAGAGGACGTTTGGCGGGAGTGATACATACTCATTACCTTCTGTCCAATCAGTGCCAGAGATAGCGGATCCTGTTTGAGCTGCCGTTTTAATTGCATCAGTTACCTCAATTTTGATGAACGCTTTGTAACTACCATTGTAGTGATACTCTTGATAGTAATCAATCGCCTCTTCAATCAAGTCATCTAGTTGCTCAGTAGCAACGTTAATGTCAATCGTAGGATATCCTAAACGACGAAGAGCATAATCTCTTAGTTCGGTTTTAGTTGCGGGTCTAGTTGCTGACATGAGTTATCAGGAGAATGTGGAGATAGTGAGAGTAGTGACATCATTTGCACTGACGACTTCTCCAGACTTGAAGAAACCGCTTACATTATCAACGGTGATCTGGTTAGTCCCCAGAGCAGTAATAACGCCTGTAGTGCCACTGGTTGCGCCTGTGACAGTTGCACCGACTTCCATCGTAGTGATGTCAGTCAGAGACAGAGTTGCATTGGTGAATACAGTAGAGAGATCAATAGTTGCATCACTCGTGTAGATAGTTGCAACATCAAAAGTGAGATTTGCAGCACCACCGCCACCAAGATTTGCATCAGAAATAGTAATGGTATCATCTACAGCATGTCCAGTTCCAGGTGTGGTAACTGTGACTGTTGCAGCACCAGAACCATCAACAACAATCTGGAATTCAGAACTCGTTCCAGAACCAGTAGTACTGAATGCAGTAACGTTATAAGTTCCTGCAGTTCTAGAGGCATCTGCTGCACCAATAGTATCGACTGTAGCAATACCAGTTGCATTGGGGTGAACAATGGTAACGGTATTACCAATTGCATAACCAGAACCTGCAGCATTGACAGTAACGTTAGTAACGCTACCGCCAGAAGCAGTAATATCAACTGTTAAATTAGAACCATCGCCACCAGTAGTAGCAAGACCTGTGCCAGTTGTATATTGAGTACCACCAACCAAAGCACCAAAGTTGAAGGTTGCAACACCACCCAGATTAGGATTAGTAATAGTGACTGTATCTGTGATCAGATAATCACTACCACCAGCGTTAACTGCTGCAGCAGTGATTGCACCACCAACAACTGTTGTATCGACAGTCAATCCAGAACCTGTGCCACCAGTAGTAGCAACAGCAGTTCCTGCAGTGAAACCACCCAATCCGCCGCTGCTTACACCAGTGGTAACAACCGCACCAGGAGTGGGATCACCACTCAGGTTCAGTGTCAAAGTGGTAGTAGTTGCAAGGTTGTTAAGCATTGCACTAAGTTGAGCAAATGCGTTATCCAGTTTTGCCTGAACTCTTGCTTCGGTGTAGTACTGATTGGTTCCCTCAGAAAGATCTGTAGTAGACTTACCAGAAAGATCAAGGTTTGCACCTGTTGCAGCAGCAACACGAGCATCAGCACGAGTATCGGTAAAGTAAAGGTTGGTAGAACCTTCAGAGAGTGTATCAGTATCATGGTTACTGATATCAGAAACTGTTCCTGTAACATCACCAGTCAGATCACCCGAAATACCACCTGTTGCAGTGATCAGTCCAGAGAAGTTACCAAGGACACTATAGATATTTGAATATCTGTGAGTCGAGAGACCAATAACATAAGCATTATTAGTATCTGGTCTGATACCTTTAGTCTCTGTAGTTGTTGCCAACAGGTTACCTGTAAGATCACCTACAACACCTCCAGTTGCAGTAATCTGTCCAGAGAAGTTACCAAGGGTGCTATAGATATTCGCGTATCTGTAGGATCCAAGACCAATAACATAAGCGTTATCTGTATCTGGTCTGATACCTTTAGTCTCTGTAGTTGTTGCCAACAGGTTACCAGTAAGATTACCTGAAACACCACCTGTTGCAGTAATCAGTCCCTCAAAATTACCAAGATTACTGTAGATATTTGCATATCTATAAGATTCAAGACCAATAATATATGAATTATCTGTATCAGGTCTAATAGCTTTAGTCTCTGCAGTTGTTGCCAACAGGTTACCAGTTAAGTTACCTACGACACCGCCAGTTGCAGTAATTGATCCAGAGAAGTTACCAAGAACACTGTAGACATTCTGCCATCTACGAGTTGAAAGACCAAGATTGTAAGCATCATTAGTATCTGGTCTAATTGCTTTAGCGTCCGTTGTTGATGCTACAAGGTTACCTGTAAGATCACCTACAACTCCACCAGTTGCAGTAATTGATCCAGAGAAGTTACCGAGGACACTGTAGACATTCTGCCATCTAAGAGTTGAAAGACCAAAACTATAGCTATCATTAGTATCTGGTCTAATTCCTTTAGCGTCCGTTGTTGATGCTACAAGGTTACCAGTTAAGTTACCTACGACTCCACCAGTTGCAGTAATTGATCCAGAGAAGTTACCAAGAGTGCTATAGACATTTGACCATCTACGAGTTGAAAGACCAAGATCATAAGCATCATTAGTATCTGGTCTAATGGCTTTAGAGTCTGTTGTTGCTGCCAACAGATTACCAGTTAAGTTACCTACGACTCCACCAGTTGCAGTAATTGCTCCAGAGAAGTTACCGAGGACACTATAGATATTTGAATATCTAGCACTACTAAGACCGATATTATAAGAATCGTCGGTATCTGGTGCAATAGCCTTGGTTAACGTAGTTGGAGCAACCAGATCAAAGTTACCTTCACCAATAAATCTAGTTGCAGTGATAATTCCAGCAGAGAAGTCGCCGTTAGCATCACGAAGAACCAAGTTGTTTGCCGAGTTGCTCGATGTAGAAGCAACGTTGATTGTAGTATTGCCAGAAATACCATCAGCATTAGTCAGGGTAATACCAGACGATGCTGTAACAGCAAACGTGCGATGTGCGTAAGTGTTAGCAGCAGTTCTGACCATATAACCAGTGCCACTTTGTGCTGCCAGAGCAGTAATATCCGCATCGTTATAGGTAGTACTGATAGTTACGTCAGCAGAACCATTAAACGAAACAGAACCATCAACAACACCATCAACAGTAATCGTTCTTGCTGTCTTGAGGATATCTGCACTCGAAGCGTTACCTAAGAAACCAGCAGCAGCGCCTACACCACTAGCAGCAGTGATTTGATTAGCAGCGAAGTCACCGCTAGAGTCACGAGCAACAACTGTAGTTGCAGTGTTTGAACTTGCAGTTGTCATGCTGTCCAGAAGGTCAGCATTCAGGTTGTTGATCTTAGCAGTGGTAGGAATAACCAGAGCAGGACCAGAAGTAACTTGAGAGATAATCTGACCATCTACAGTCAGGGTCCCATCAATATTGGCATTGGCATCAACATCAAGAGCTGTCCCAGAGCCAGTAAGATTAAGACTACCAGCGCGAAGAGCGCCATCTGTACCAGTATGAACTTCAGAGGAGTTAGTTGCATCAGTTAGGAAGACGTATTCTAATGAGGATCTATCGAGTCCGAAGAAGCCAACTTTAGCAGAGCTGTCGTAATAACGGAACTCAACACCGCGATCCTTACCATCATTAGACGCGGGTGCTGTGTTGCCACCCAGAGTAATAATAGGGTCATCGAGAGTAACGACCGTGCTATTAACAGTTGTCGTTGTTCCATTAACAGTAAGATTTCCAGTGATAGTAAGATCAGAAGAAGCGGTTACATCTCCAGTAATACCAAGAGTGCCTGCAATGGTAGTATTGCCGTTATCAGTATCAACAGTAAACTTATCTACTGCACTACCAGTTTGAATCTTGAAGAACTTGTTATCTGCAGTGATAGTAACATTGTCATGAGTTACCAGAGCACCAGAAATATCTGCAGAGTTATTAAGATCCAGAGCACCATTAATTTCTGTAGCACCATAGATTCTTGCAGCACCGCCAACAGCAAGGTTCTTACCAATACCAGCACCACCAGTCAGACGGAATGCACCATCAGCAGCGTATGTACCAGTCAGAGTTTGCTGTGAGTTTGCAGTCAGAGTTGTGACACCAGATACACCGAATGTGTCATTAATCTGAGTTGCATCACCAACTGTCAGGGTGCCGATGATATTTGTATTGCCGTTGTCAGAATCAACTGTAAACTTATCAACTCCACTTCCATTTTCAACAATAAACGATTCGTTATTAGCACGAAGTCTAAGAGTATCATTGATTCTGGTTTCACCATCAACAGTTAAGGTGCCATCGATTTGTGTATTACCAGAAGAGGAAGCAACAGTAAACTTGTCAGTAGTGCCACTTCTAACTGCAAAGTTGGCATCGATATCAACAGTGCCATTAAACTCGGAGTTACCAGTTACTGTGAGTGTGCCACCCAGAGTAGTATTACCATCAACATTCAGAGTGCTATCAAAG